CCAATTCAGCATCAGGCAAATCGCTAGGAGGTGCCCAAACCATTATACCACTATTGCTGTCAAAGTAAGGAATACCTTTAATGTCAGTGGGTTCCCAAAGACTCAAACGTACATCAATTACGTGAGCTTCAAGCTCAGTGCCAAGCTGTTTGATAATATCCGACTTACCAATTCCGGGAGGACCCCACAGGAAGATCGGACGCTTGTTTTTAAAAGCCTTACGAAGGGACTTTTTAGCATTTTTTGGGCCTACGGTGCGGCTAAGAATCTCGCTCATACTATTTCCTTTAAAGTTTTTGCGGGGTTAAAATTTACTGTATGTAGCTATTATAACGCCTGCTAACAATAATGTCAACTAGATTTGTTGCTGTCCGATTCTTTTTGGCGTTCATTCATTGCTTTAATGAGTCCAAATTTTCGAATATCGTCGGAAAATAAGTACAGTTCGAATGATTTTTTTTCTGAAAAAACAGTGATGCTTTGATTGGTAAGATAGTACGGACAATCGATATATCTTTCCAAAAATATGATAGTTTGTGGACTTAGCTCGATAGGTTCAGTAAAGGGTATTTCGTATTCTTTGAGCTCTAATTCTGAAATTAAAAACTCATACCCTTTATCGCTCAATCGAAAAGCAGTCTGCTTGTTTACTCGATTAGATTGCCACCAAGTGCGTGAATACATACTGACATTAGTATCGTCTATACTTTTACCCCACTGTTGTAGGAATATTTTAGTCAGTACATCTCGAGTTATCATTTTATTATGGTTCCCGAGGTCAGTTTAACAACTTGGAATTCTTCAGTTCCAAAAGTTAAATTTAATTTTTTAGCTAGATTGTGTGCGTGTCCAGGATTACTAAATGATACTTTTTTATATTTAGGTCCCGGATAACTAGTAAGGCTATTAAACGATTTGAGGTTGAAAGGTTCGTTTTTATAGAAAACAGCCCAGATAGCATCTGCTTCTAGAATCTGCTCTGCCTTATACGTTTTTTTATTTGTATACTCTAATAATATACGCGGTTTTGGTCTGCTCATTACAAAAAGTCTCCAATTAACTACGTATATATTTATCCTTATTTAGAAGGTTCGAACCCTCCGCCGTCCATTGAAACTGTAATGACGTCTGAATCTACACTGCGTTTAAGAGCATTATACATGCTTTCGTAATCTTGATTCATCTTATTCATAATTTCAGCCAATGCTAAACTTAACAATCTAGCTTGTTGTATAGGCAGTTTAATTTCTTTTTGCTGGCTAAGTTCTGCACCGCGCACTTGTTGAATAAACTGTGTAATTGGATTTAGATTAATCTGATTTTGCATTTGCCAACACCGCCTTCATTTCAATTTTACTTTTAAACGGTCCTTTGTAAGGATTACGTTCAATAGTTATTGCCTTGGGACAAAATGATTTGACCCATCCTTTGTTAAATTTAATAACATAATGGCCTGCGCAGTAAAGACTTTTACTTGCATTGCTTTTAGAAAACAAAGGCAACTTGCGTTGTACATCGTACATAGAGTTGAAAGGTTTACAGCTAGTTGGATATCCGTGACATTCGAACGGTTCAGTAGTAGTAACTTTTACTTTGGTATTTTTAACAAAAAAATCACTGCCAAATTGTTTAGTTAAGTCGTCTTTTTTATTAAACATTACTTCACCATTGTGGCTACTTAAAATAAACTTGTTATTTTCTTTCTTATGTAGTGTGGCAATTTTTTGTCCGTCTTGTTCCACAATCCAAAACTTACCATCTACAATCGGTTTAGCATGTATTTCGGTCATATTTTTCCTTATTCTTTATCTGGGTCTATGGCAATACCACGCCATTTTTTAATTACTACTTGCTCGTTGTTCCAGTCGTTAACCCAACTGTTACCATTCCATAAAACATGATACTGGTGTCCTGTTTCAATCTCCGCTTCGTATTTTCCTTCACGTACTGGATCGATTGTTGACGGAAACCATTCGGTCAATTCGTATGTGATATCGTCCATGTCTTTGTATCGTTCCCACTTGCCATCCTTTTGAGAACCGGCAATATAGAATCCAAAGTCGGAACTTTTACCGTTAGTGCTACCACCGTTGTTATCAATGTCTTCACCATCATACGTAATCATACTGACAATTTCGTTGCCGTCGATTTCATCGTAGCTGATGCATAATTTTGAACTATCGAACGGTTGTGTAAGTTCAATCTCACCTTCAAAGAATGTACCTTTTTCGCTACTAACTCCAATAAACACTACAGTTCCTGGATCCTTACTGTCGATCCACACTTCGTCACCACAGCCAATTTCTGGACTGCCGTCACTGTAACCGTCAATACCTTCGAGACTAGTTTCGTAAACAGTGTCTCCGTTTTCGTTGCATATCTGTAGTGTTCCGGCATTTCTATCAACACCGTTGACGTGACCCATGTTGTCACACTCATACCAACTGCCCGGCTCAAACGGCCACATGTCTTCTGGAATATCATTTTCGTCTGCGTAATCACTGTCCCAAGCAAAGTCGCTTACACTGAGTCTGCGTTGTTTAAAGTAATCGTATACCTTACGATCAACAGTACCCATGACATATTCGCCACCGTATCCCCATAGTTGTATGGTGTAAGTACAAGGTGTGAACTTTAGAATGTCCATGAGTTCTTGTTTTTCTTCTTTAGTTGCCATGTCAGCCTCTTCTAAAAAGATGTTTGATAAACTGTATTAGATTAACGTATCTAAAATGATAATCGGTTAGCATTGGCTGGCTATGAGGACAACGGCCTTGCCTCCAATCGCAATCTGATTTTATTTCTTCCCCACATGTATTACATTTGCTCATGTTGTGCTCTCAAATAAATTAACTGCTGATTTAGTAGTAGGATATTTGGCTTGGAACGGTTCCGCATATGACTGAATGTTATCAGCGACTTTTTTCATATCCCATGCGTTACAAAATTTCAACATACGAATACCGACTTGATCAACTGTTTTTGGCACAGCAAATTCTCGGATAGTATCGTTAATTATTTTGCGTATCTCTTCAGGTTGTGCAGTCAAGTCGCACAGTGTCACGTTACGTTGGTAATCGTCTAATACTCTATGCTCGACACCGTTGTGATCTACCCAGCGTTGAAGCATGAGATTGTTCCAATTAAATCCTTTTGCATTACGATCTTCGAAAGCTTCAGTAAGACCGACTTTGTTCTTACTACCTTTAGTACGAACCCCAGGATATGCACTAAAGACATTATCGCTAGTATCGCCACGCATACATTTTTCAAACAGCATCCATGCTGGATCTTGTGCTGGCTTAGGTTCACCAGTTTTCTTATCCTTAACAATCTTGCCTTTAGCATCAAAGGTGCCTTCGTGGGTAATATGTAATTCTCCCACACCATTATATTGGCTTACAGTAGGACTAACCAATTGTGCAAAATCGCCGTCTGTTGAAATAATAACATGGCGATCATTTGGGTGTGCTTGAATAAAGCCTGCAATTAAATCGTCTGCTTCTAGTTGTTTATGTTGTAGTACTGTACAGTTGGTCTTTTCTGTAATAAAGTTTTTAAATTCGTCAAACGCTTCCCAGAAAAGTTTATCTTCTTCTGCTTCTTTAACAGTATGCGCCGCCCGTGCTTCTGCTCGATTTGCTTTGTAAGGAGCATAAAAGTCTTTACGCCAGCTACGCCCTTCGAGGCAGAATACTACATGTGTACCACCAAAGTCTTTCCACGCTTTTTTAATACTGTTAAATGTAATATGAAAAGCCATGCCAAGTTTGATATCAGCAGAACCTTGAACAACGTGTCTAGCACGGAAAAATGTGTTAGCTGTATCAACTAAAATGTAAGTCATTTATAATATTCCATATCTGCCGCAAATACAAACCGGTAATCATCTGAGTCGGATATTCCGGGCCTATGCCACAGTTTACTAGGATATACGATCCAAGTCAATTCTTTTGGTGTTACGAATGTAGTGTCGTTAAAATCTGGGTAGTTTAACGCAAATTCTGTTCCTGCTGTATCGTAATTGGTAACATCTTTTGGAATATGAACATAAAAAATACCACTAACAGTATCTGTAGTACCATCATTATCGTTTATGTGATGATTATGCCAAAGTTTAGTTTTATCTTCGTCTGCTTGGCCTTGTTGATTAGTCATAAAAACCCAACTCATTATGTTTTTAATACGGACTTCTTTTCCTAAAAACATAAAACAACTATAGATAAAACTTTGGCGCATTTTAAGAAAAACAGGTTCGGGCCTAGCAAACAAATTTTCCTTAGTTTGAAACTTGGGACTATTTTTAAAATAATTGCCAGAATCAATTATGCTTCTTGCCACAGTTTTTATACTGTCAGCATCGGACTGTGTGAGCAATGACGAAAAATCGTATTTGTCTATGTACTCGTTGCTGTTGACAATTTTCATTCTACTTCAGCTCTACCGTTAGGAAGTTTACTTACATTGATATAACCAGCGCCTCGAGTAGTGTCAAGACCTTCTTCGCCTAGCATATTTCTTGCCAAGTCTCTGAACCAGCGATCCACAATTTCTTCTTCAGGGTCGCCATCAAAGCCGTAACCTGCTTTCTTTAAGTCTTCGATGAAGAAAGCATTCCAATCGAGTTCAAAGAATCCGTTACGAATATTGTCTTTGTTGACATGCGTGTCTAATACACAGACCCATGATTCGCCTCGGGCAGTGGCACGTTCTTTTGGTGTCAGTTTAGCCTGTATTTCTTCCTGTCGTGCTTTCTCGGCTTCTCGTAGATGTTCAGCTGTTTTATCCACGGCCGCTTCTAGACGAAGTTGTGTCTCTGCTAGGTGTTGCTCTACTTTGTCTAAACCAATTAGACGTTTGAAAAATTTTGTTAACATTAAGTTCCCCACTCATTTTTAAATAACGGCACTTGCAATCTATCGCTGTAGCGTAAGCCATTCTTCATTGCTAAGTCTGCCACTGTACGATTGTTTAGTGCGTACACACTTTCCACACCACCGACTGGCATTAGATAAACATGTCCTTTAAATCCTGCTTGTCGAAATGTAGCAATAGCTCGTTCAGCATCGGTAAAGTCTTGCTGGGTAGCAATGACAAATTTCAAATATGCAGTACCGACTTCCTCGTACTCGCAAACTACATCTGGACAAATAGCATCTTCCCACTTTTCACCACTGCATGGAAGTTTAGCACTAACTGAGAACGTCAGCTCTTTGCCTACTTCGCTGTTCCACTTTCTCAAGTATTCTTTAAATTCTGGAGTCAGCTTTTGAGTACCATTTGTCTCAAACGTAATTTCTTTCAAACTACGCATTTTAGGATTGTTCAACAAGTCTGGATAAGCACGTTGCCAACCTAGCAAAGGCTCCCCGCCTGTAATAACTAAATGTTCATCGTGCCATTCTTCAAACGGGATAATTTCCATAATGCGGTCTACAATAGCTTCGCTGGTAAGCATTGGACTTAAATCCTTAAACTCGGGCATCCAACTAGCATAGCTATCACATCCTGTACTGACTAACGGCAAGTCTTCATACTTTTGAAACGACTCGATCATTGTATGTGTTGCGGCAATGTCTGTTGCTTCGTGACTTACTTCCCCGCGTGGCATACCAAAGCCTGCACATTTAAAATTACATCCAAAGGTTCTAAGAAATACACTAGGTACTCCCATATAGCGTCCTTCGCCTTGTATACTGTAAAACAGTTCCGCTATCTTAATCTTACTCATCTTGGTCTCTTTCTAAATATTGTGTTACTTGATCTTCTGCATCTATGTATGTTTCCGCATAGACTTTGAACTTGGCCACATTGTTTTTAATAGAAATGTCAAAAGGTACTACACCCATTGGAAGCCAGTTGTCTTCAACTTCTCTAACAATTTCAAATTCTTGCATTGACTTAATTTTTCTAAAAAGTTCATCTGCAATATCTTTAGCATTACTCATACACAGTCACCTTGTTCGGCCATCTTTGCTGTAGCTGATTTTTCTTTTCGTTGCTTGTTGAATTCTTTCACGTCTTTAACTGCCAACTGCAATACATTGGCATAGTTTAATGTCTGCTGTTCGGACATGATAATAGTAGATTCACGTTCAACATATCCCTTAGTTAGCAATGTCCAAATGATCTTCCAGCGATTCGATTGCCACCATTTTGTTTTTTGTTTAGAATAGATAGTTACAGTGACTCCGTGGTCTTCTGCTTCTACCCACACATCATGTGAATGATCACAGTCTCCGCATTCGCAGACAATTTGATAAATTTTAGCATCGCCGTAATCTTTACGAAGTAAAATACCTTCTGCTGGAATTTGATTTATCATCTTGGAGCAAAGTCCTGTTGTAGTTTAATATTGTCAAAAAACTCTTTCTTTGTACCTGCGTCTGTATTAAATGCACCTTTAAGAACAGTAGTTTGCGTTAAACTACTATGTGCCATAATGCCACGATTTTCACAACATCCGTGAACAGCTTGAATGTATACGCCTACGTTTTCCGAGTCTGTGGCTTTTTGGATTTCCCTAGCAATATCATTACAAAGTTCCTCCTG